GGCACAACAACCGTGACCGGGGCGATACCCCAAGCGGCTTTGCGGTCGGCTTCGTGGAGTGAGTCGGTGGAGAGATTGATTGTAAACGGTGTTTTTTCGTTAATCCGTTTGATGGTTTGCTTGTATAATTCCGAGAGGGGTTTGTGTGTGTAGGTGAAGCCCCGCGACTCTCCGTTTGCGTGGACTAGTTGCCAGAGCTTTGCGGTGTCGATGGAGTTCCCCCGGCCCGGCAAATCCCCCGCCACAGCATATCTCCAGAGAACTCCGGCGGGAATGGCCTTTACGAGGCCCAGAAAGGCCCGCCACGGTGTTTTGGTGTTTTTCCAATGGATTGATACCGGCCCGGACTCTCCGTAGCAGCCCGCCCCTCGTAAGGGGCAGACTGGCGGGCAAGTTTCTTTTTCCACGTAGGCGGCGGGCATTGGGCCTAGCTTGCGGTTTGTGGAACGTGCGACAAACTTTGTTAGGGTCATTGATTTTTCTCCTCTTCGAGTTTTTGCCATATCGACTCCATCTGATCTTTTTCATTTTCAAGGAAGTTTTCCCCCCATTGTTGCTCAATGGCGGTTTTTATTTCTTCGTTGATCTTCCGGCATTCCGTTTGCGTTGTCGGATGCCATATCGGGGGTATCGGGTCAAACGGTTTGTAGTTGTCCCGCGCCCATTGCCTGAAGGCTGGTTTTTCGTCTTCGTTGAGTGTTTTAAATAGTGCATTCATACAAAAAAGACCGGGCAGCTATTAACCGCCCGGCCCGGTTTCGTTGGTTATTCCTCCATTCCTACAGGTTGCTCTGCTCTTTCCAGAAGGGCCGCCTCTTCGCGTTCGTGCTGATCGTATGCGGTCACATCCACCCATTTAACGCCGCAATGTGCGTCAAGCGTTTTGTGGAGTTTCTGCGTACGGGTACACATTTGCTCTGGCGGCACACGTTTTAAAACCTCCGTAACCGCATTAAACAAATTCCATACTTTGGAGTCTGTTTTGTGGTCGTGGGTTGGTTTTGTGTACTCGTCGCAAACGCTCACGATATGACTGCCAGAAATGCAGCTTTCCCGTGCCAAGTTAATGACCGTATCACTTAAAGTGTACTGGTCAAATGCGGTGTTTTTGTACGCTTCAAGCCGCCGATCTTGAAACTGGAACGCCTCTGACATCTTGGAGATTGCCGTTGTAATCATGCCCGGCAGTTTATCCAAAACGTTTTTAGTGTGCCGGTGTGTTGCCGTAACTTCCCCCGAAAAGGAAAGATTGTCGCAGACTAACACCCTCGCCCCACAGGCCAAACCGGCGGCAAACGACTTGTCGAAGGAGTTACGAAGGCCAAGCAGCCTCGAATACCCCTTGTCGTTCCCGTTCCCGTCAAGGTTTTTGCCCTCAATCTCCATCAGACCGAAAAACCTTGCACCGTCTGGAGTTATTCCGAATTGACGGTCTACAACCGAGAAACCTTGATTTAATAGGCTCTTTTCCGTGTACCGTACAAGGAACTCGTGGTCTACAGGTTGCCAAACGGAAATCCCTTTCCGCTTGCCTGTTCGCACCGTTTCAATGGCTTCGGGAGCCGGGAAGTGTTTTATTTCGTCCCTGTCAATCTCCTTTGCGCCGCAATGAAGCATCATGCCTAGACTCATTGTGTGCCTCCTTCCGGGTGGTAATCGTTTCGCAAACTGTAAGCGTATGATCCAAAGATTTTGCCATATTGGGCAATCAATCTCTGTTCAGCGGGCGTTACCCGTTCGTTGTTGGGGAGGTTCGGAAACTCGTTTAAAAACGAATCTTCCTGCTCCTTTGTCATTGGTTTTGTGTTTTTTTCCATTTTCTTAACTCCTTAATATCCGCATAATACAAGCGGAACACACCGACGAGACACCTACCCCAAAGCCCCGTCAATCTTTTTTTTGTTTTTTTTATTAATAGCCACAACAACGCATCGGTGCTTTGGTTGTTGCATGGCAGCGAAGAAGAAGCACGGAGGCCACAACAAAACGCCAAAGCTCAAGGTGGATGCGGTCGTGGCAGGGTTGAAACAGGGCCGGGGAATCAATCAGCTTGCGGTTGACAATGATCTCGGACGAACCACGGTTGCCTTGATACGGGAACAAAACCGGGACGTTGTGCCAAACTGGAGACGCAACACCGCACAGAGCATGATGGAGTTGGCCACGGATTTAGTGGATCACTTGCGGGATACATACGAAGACCTTCCACCCCATTCCAAACCGATCTTGCTGGGCATTTTATCTGACAAAATACGCGACTTAACCAGCGAAGGCGGGCAAGTTGTGCAACATCAGCACGTGCATATTAACCACGGCGACATTAATGCGCTGATAAAGGGCAACCGAGAGTAGTCTAGTGGTTGTTGTGAACGTGCCAAAGCATCAACCTCGGCATGCCCGGCACGAAAAACAGCCGGGCGACACAAAATGAAAACCGGACAGCACACAACGGGGGAGGGAAGGGGCAACGGTTCCGGGTGCGCCGTGCATAAATTGTGTGGGGCGACAAATCGCCAACAAATACAACATTTATTGTGCGAAAAAAAAGGGGGGGCGGGGGTCAAGGGTTTTAAAAGTTAGAATTTATACTAATGGATTTCGACATGGAAAATTTTTTTACAAAAAGGTAGCCAATCGGTTCGATTGGAAGTATTACCTTTCTCTGAAATGGGACGAGCAATGACACAAGAACGGCAAGTATCAGCCTTTAAAGAAGGCATCGAAGCTGTCATAGAACGGTTCTCTGCGGAATTCGATCTTACCTATTGCGAAATGATAGGAGTCTTGGAGGAGACTAAATTTTGGCTTTTACTGGAGTCCGTCGATCTTGTTTCTCTAGAGGAAGAGGAGGAAGAGGAAGACGATGAGGACGAGGGGGAGGAGTGGAAAGAAGAACCCACTAAATAAAGAATCATTTACTATTATTGAATTACTAGTTTCAATTACTATAATAACGCTGGTGGTCGCATTAATGCTACCAGCCGTAATGGAAGCTAGGTTAAGGGCGCAGAAGGTTATTTGCGAAGTCCAACGAAATGCTATTACACGATATGATGATGGAGTTAGACTTCGCTTGGAAATACCAGTACCTGTTTTGACTAAATGTTACGAATGCCATGTTCCAAACAGGTATAGGCAGCCTTCTATTTAAGTTAGTTAGTACACATTAATATGGCATTTACGCCAACGGAACATCCAGTTCTGGCTATTCCCTCGCAAGAGAGAATGCTAGAATTTAAAAAAAGAGGTAAGGAAGGGCTTGACGAATTAGTTGAGCTTCTGAAAAAGCGTGAAGACCTCATCCAGCTTGAGAGAAATGATCCGTTTAGGTATGGATACGAACCTCCAAACTGGGCAGATGCAGATGCTTTGTGGGAAGACGCTTCGGAGTTGTTGATCCAAGGTGGCAACCGAGCCGGTAAATCAGAATACGCAGCTAAAAAAACAATTAAGAAATTAACTGCAAAAAGAAACTCCAAGGTGTGGGTACTTGGAATGACGGCACAATCCTCCATCCGAGATCAGCAACCGTTGGTTTACAAATACATTCCTGAAGAGTGGAAGAATTTAAAGAAGACTAAAATTCAAAACGTAAGTTATAGCCAGAAAAACGGCTTTACAGAAAACACCTTCGTATTTCCAAATGGTTCGCAATGTTGGTTTATGAACTACTCCCAAGAGATGAGGGTTATTGAGGGGGGTGAGGTGGATTTAATATGGGCAGACGAGCTTGTTCCCCTCCGATGGATTGAAACTTTGCGGTTTAGGTTAGTTACTAGAAGTGGGAAACTTCTAATTACTTTCACCCCTGTAGACGGGTACACTCCTACGGTAAAAGAGTATATTAACGGTATGAAGATACTGGAGACAAAGGCAAGCCCTCTGCTTCCAGATACGGTGAACGTGCCGGGATGTGAGGTGGGACACATGCCGTATACTGCCAAAGGGAGAAAAGACCACAGCAAAATAATTTGGTTTTTCACCTCCATGAATCCGTATAATCCTATTTCGGAAATGGTGAGAACCTTGAAGGGGGAAACTTCTATCCAGATTAAACTACGAGCGTATGGCTTTGCTCAAAACCTAACTGGAAACCAATTTCCGAAATTTTGTCACATACACGTTCTAGACCCTGAAGAGATACCTAAAGATGGAACTAACTATTTTG